TGCCTGGTAGAAGTTATTCGAACTGCAATCCTCGAGCACTTGCCCGGCATTTATAAGGCGGTCGGCGATTGACTGTGTCGCGTACTTGTCGAACAGGATCTGGCGAGGTCTATAAATATCTGCCCACGCTTTAATTCCAGCGGCTACCTCTAGATCGTTAATGGCTATGTCATTTTGCCATTGTTGAAGTACGCCTACACCTATTCGGCCGTCTGGCATTATCTGACCAGCGCATAGCGAGGCCATCCGTTTAGAAGGTGAGGAGTCGAAGGCGAAGACTGTATAGGCACCCGGCGACATCTCGAGATCGTTATCTCCGCACTCTTCGAGCGCCCCCGGAGGGAATGGAGATTGAAGGCTAGAGACCCAAAGACATAAGAGCTCGGTCATGATCGCATCATGGCTAGAAGTAGAAAGGCTTTCCTCTATCGCCTCTTTTGAGACTCTAATTCCGAGAGCTGGATTAGCCATAGCTACTCCCTCCCAGAAGGCTTTCGACTTTGTGTCTACCTTGAGCATATTAGGAGCCGAGTACTCGTAGTAGCCGAAGGTCTTAGGAGGATTCTCCGCCGCTCTTTCTTTGAGCACGTTAAGCGGGAGGCTAAAGGCATCTCCGGCGTTACTAGTCCAGAAGGTCTGGCCGTCTGTAGCTCTAGTCGTAGGAGTGATAGCGGTGAAGGCCTCCTCTGACCATTCGCGTAGCTCATCGCCCCAAGTAAAGTGCGAGGTGCGACCACGTGAACCGTCACGCGTTGCAGCGACTACATCTAAGCGACCACCTCCGAACTCAGGTAGTAACTCGATCGACTCTGTGCCGTTAGCGTATCTGATCGCTTTGACTTGCAGGTTTAGAAAGTCATGATTCTCGATGAGGTAGCACATTTCACGAAAGGAGACTAAGGCCATAGCTCTATTAGATGAGGCTATGAGCACTCGAGGACTTCTGAATAAGAATAGATGAGCCAGGCACATTATGCGCCCTAGATGAGACTTACCGGACTGCCGAGCGACCAGAAGGAGGCCGCTGCGCCTCACGAATTTATCTTTAGCGTCTACCGTAAAGAAATCTTTGACTATGAGCTCCTGCCACGGCATTAAGGGCTCGCCTAATTGCTTAGCGAACTCTATTACCTCATCGCCTCGAGTTTTACCCTTTAATAGTGGGGAATGCACCCTCGGTTTAGTTGCCCCTCGTAGCGCTCGGGAACCTTTGGTAACCATTAGTAACCTTCCGGGCTAGGTCGGACTGTAAAGGGACTGTCTATGACTGGTCTTGACTGGATCGGGGAGATATTGGAAGGAAAGATAGGGGGGGTGAACTCCTGTGCTAAAAAAACACCCTGTGAGCGTGATCCCTTACGTGAGTTGCAAGGCTTGCAGGCACTTACTAAATTCTCTGGAGACATTGCCATATCGGGATGATGAGAGACTGGCATTATATGATCCACAGTATCTGCCCCCTGTCCACAGTAGCAACATGTATAGCCGTCCCTTTGTAGTATGACCTTACGTAGTGCTCTCCATTGTCTAGTATCTCTAGGATCTTTAGGCATTACTGCCATCCCTTAGTACGTAGATGATGTAAGGCCTTACAGTAGTTAGGCTCATCGTACTTAGTATAGCTATACCTATGGCCTACATAATGCCAATACATCCAGAATTGCTTGATAGGTGTAGATACTCTTAAGCTCTCTGTCTTCATCTGATATAGCCCATATACACGCTTAGTACCATTAAGGTTACCTATAGCCTTATGATCCCATCTAGACTCTCTATAGATGATCTCATTATGGCATTCTAATGTAGCTATAGATAGAGATATCCCAATAGCGAGTGCTACCACGCGAGCTAGCCCTATCGGGCTCGCGTTGAGCCCCTGATGGGCTCTAGCGCTGAGAGTACCAGACGTGTCAAATCTATTCATATAAGTCCTGTTCAGATCGCGTGTCGTAATTGAGTGCCGATATATTCTGTATAGATAGGCGGGATAGATTCTACTAATTCTCCCCAAATCATCCAGTCTATGCCCATAGCATGATTAGCCTCGGCCATAGTCTTAGCTGTGTGTCCTCCGCCTGGTATTTCATCTCTCATCGAGCCATAGATTCCCACTGGCTTACCTTGCTCTTTATGGTTACATGTATTGCCCACTATTGGTACATTAGATTCGAATAGCCTATGCCTACGCACTTTAAGGCCGAACCCTGAGCCGCATAACTGCACAGCGTTAATGAGGGGCGCACCTGGCACATTCTCTATGACGTAAGGCTTACCCGATGCTATGAGTGCATCCCTAACCTCTGGAATCATATTAACTTTGCTCGTAGATTTACCCTGTGCATTACGTAAGTGTTTAGTAGCGCTGAAGGTCTGGCAAGGCGGACTAGCTGCGATCACGTCGAACTGGCTTAGGTACTCTACATCCAGGTAATCTCTAACGTCGCCTCTTATGTAAGTGTGAGGGTATCGCTTGCCGTGTTTAACATCTATACCCGTTACTTCAAAGCCTGCCCTAGCATAGCCCTCCGACGCACCACCTGCGCCACAGAATAGGTCTAGTAACTTCATCTGTTATCCGTACTGTAAAATCCCTGACCTTTAAAACTGACCCCTACAGAGCTGTAAATCTTATGCATAGGCGAATGGCAGAATGGACATTCCATGTCGTGAGGCTCTGTGAGGCTTTTCCATTCTTCTATCCTGGCATTACTTTCACAGTTCTCGTTATCGCACTCGTACTCATAGGTCGGCATTAGGCTCACACATTCTGCACACTTCCGTAAAGCTCCATGCTCCGCACAGTCTGCATCTCATAGGCTCTAGTTTATCAAGGTCATTGGATAAATCACCGTAACCGGCACGTAGCAATAGATCGACCAGATCACCTAATCGCATAAAGGCTAGGTAGTCCTGTGGACTCTTCTCCCCTTGACCATTCAAGCGACTCACTACGATAGGCAGCTCACCTTTTACCGCCGCTCGCTTAGTAACCTGGTCGATCCATGCCTTAGGCTGGAACGCCGATCTAGCCTTCACCTCGACGTCGAACGGGACGCCTGTGATATCTTTTCCAGCCCCTCGACCGATATTAGCGTGTGGCCACCATTCCGATAGGAAACGGGCGACTGTACGCTCGGTCGAAAACCCTCTATATTTACGGCTTTGTGAGGCCATTGACCGCGTGGCATTTAGAGCATGACCAGCTCTTATTCATGAGATTCACTTTGATGTCTTTATAAGGGATCGTCTCATTACATAAACAGCACCGGGTAGTAAAGGTAAAAGTATCTAATATCTCTACTACCTCTTTAGCTCTATAAATCTCATCCTCTGTAGGGAATGATTCCCATTCGCCGTCTTGATTCATAAACTGTAAGCGTCCCATTTTTAGCGTCCCTTCTGTCTTTGCCATGCGCCAGTATCTTTGTTTATTTCGTACCATATAACGTCATTAGGTGATTGGCATCTAGTTAGTTCACCAGTTACGGCATAAGGGCATTTGAAATGTCCCCACGGCTTACCAGCTTTAGTCTGTCCGGTCTTCCAGACCATGTCCCCATGAGCACACCGTGGAATATCTGTCTCGGTCTGACCACCGATGATCTCTTTCACCGTCGATACAGCTTCCGCCATTGTGGGAGGCATCTGACCAGCCTTGATAGTCCACGGATCCTCCTCCTGTACGACCGGAACATAACTCCCCGAGGTTTCTGCCATCTTTGCTTTTACTTCCATAATAGTTGCATCTTTAGCCTTGACTCTATTTACCTTCTCGGCCTCTTCACGACTAATCGAATTCTTTTCGGTGCCAATTCCCGCATTTTTAGCGGCGATTCCAATAGCGGAGGTTTCGCAGTTCTCTAGAGCGAAATCCTTGTTTACTCCCCGATCGGACGTAATCTCTCTGGCATAGCCTGTCGAGAAAGGTCGGTCGTCTTCATCGTCTCGATATAACTCCGCTGTAAATACTACGCGACTAGCATCTTCATAGATTAGCTTTGTAATTATTCTTCCCATCGGAAACATCTCTCTAAATAATTTAATGCGCTCACTTACCGTCGTGTACTCGGATAAATTAAACATATAATTCGTTCTCCTCTGTGTGTAGTTGCCCCATGATCCCGGCATAAGCCGCCATATCTACGTAAGTATCTACCGAACCCGTTTCCATGCTCCGAGCGAGTTTGACCAGTACCATAATCCCTGCGACCTGGTAGTCGTGGATTGGCATCTCGAGGTATGCAGAGAGGAGGCATGC